ATCGGTCTTTGTGGGGCTAAGTGGCCTCCACCCTCGCCTGGGTGACAGCATACGTAAGGCATTCTAAGGTATCTTGCTGATGGATACTGGCCGAGGGGTCTGCTTAATGACCTGTCACACTTCGGAGTAACGATCCGGTGGTTGTGACAAACCTCCGCTTTTTCCTCGTTTTCCTCTCTCGTGCCGCCTTTGGTTGTTTAAGTCCATTTGGACCCATCAATTTCTTCTTACGTGGAGCAACTCGTGTGCGACTTTGAGCCCTCTACTCTACCCGTCATAAGACAAGTGCCCGTTGCGGAAGTAATCCTCCTTTGGTAAGGGAGTAAAAGCAGCGCACCTGCGGGGTTGGCCTCTCCGTTAAGTCCACTATATACTAGTGGGACGTGAAGCTAGTAAGAACTCGTCGTACAGTTAAGAGCCTCTAAAGAACCAGAGACATCAATTTTCGGCTGAATCTGACAAAGTAAGTCCTACTAGGCGACCCCCTGTTGTTGAAAATCTGCAGGGAAAAGCATGGCAGCTCCAGCTGCCCCACCAGCGCGCATTCCAACATTTCCACGATATGCAGCTCGCCTTGCGGCGGTAGCAGCAGCGGCACCGGTGATTGATCCCATCGACCCGATTGCTGCTCTCGTCCCACAGCTTGCCCAATATCCGTGCATCGCAATTCCAGGTATCCCCTGCTCTGAGTCCGTGTTGCGTCTAGCCCTTGCGGCTGGCGAAACTCTGGACGCAAATTCGATGGCGCATAATGCCCCGCCCCTGTTTATCCAGGTAGGCAACCTTACCGTACCCCAGATGGTGCGAAGACTGCAGACCCTTGGCCTGTCGTTCCCAATTTACATACTGAATGTGTTACCTGGAGCACAAAATTTGTTTCTACCAGTGGAGCATACCAAGAGAAGAAAAGATAACTATGCTATCTTGTACATCCCACCAATTGCTGGTATAAATGCAGCAGCCCACTGGAGTTTCACACGCGTAGCCCCAGAAGAGTTTTATGACGGGCTAGCAACTGTAATTTTTACTTCTCTCCCGCTCACCGACAGATCGGATCTGGTCTTTTGGCGCTGTATTGTCAATGCTTCCAATTTGGAGTCTTTCACACTCGCAAGGAACAACGGCCGTGCTTGTGCTTGCTCTTATTTGATAGAGTGTAGCCATCAGAAGGCCTTCCTGCGGCTCCATCCACAAGCAAGACGTGTTTATGCACTCGGTGATAGAATGGTTGAGGGTTGTTCGTATGCCCAGGTGACACAAAGCGAACAGATAGACGGCGTCCAACCGATAATGGCCCCTCGGGGCGTTTTGAAAGTTGTAGACCCACGTGGAATTGAACATTCATATCCAAAGATGTGGGGTTGTCACGACATGCACCGTAGCTATTTACAGGGTTTCCCGAAATGGGATGACCCAATCACGAGGTGTATGAAACGTGTCATTGAACGCCGTATCCCTGGCGTTGTAGGTCTGCTTCGAACGCTAACCTACTATGACAGGCCTGTGGGCGTGGATGATGTAGTTATCCGCCCATTTCATTTCAAAATTTATACCCTTGGAAAACGCTATCCCTCTCCGTTTATGGGTATTGGCTATGCCGGCTTCGCCACCGCCATTAGCCAAGCATGGAAATTGTACAAACACTCTACACCACCTATTCCATCTCCTGTGAATCCAGGAAAGTTTTTGAGTTTTCACACTTTTTCTTTCCTTTCCGACAAAATTCAGGACGTGACTAGCGTTGTGAAAGGCTTACTTGTAAGTCTTATAACCAAAATTGCTTCATTTGTCAAACCTAGTTTGCATCATTCGCTGTTGACTGAACTTGTTTCTCAACAGCGTAAACTTATTCGTTCTGTGGTTGACTACCAGTCACCCAAACTTATATCTCACTCTTTCGCCTCCACTTATGCGCGGCCTTTGCTGCGTATTCCGATGTATGTTTTAGTTGCATATGGCGTTTGGCAACTTGTACGCCACCTTGTTGTTTTGTTTACCCCATATCCGTCCGGCTTTGATTTGCGCTTTTCTAACCGGGCGTATGGCAACGTAGTTGGCTCACGCATTGCCGACTACAGCGGCCTCGATGAGGTAAACACACGTCTAGCAACTTTGGAGGAGAGGACTTCTCAAGATGTTCGCGACCGTTTGCGCCGCAACTTGAACCAGGACCGGTGGAACATAGCTTTGTCGCCGGACGAAATTGATGCCTGGGTCGAGACCGTTATTACAGTGCCCGGTGAAACAATTTTCATGATTCCACCAAATCAACCTGGCACATGTATCACATGCTTACGTAAGGTCGCAACCTACAGAGGCGAGTGCAAATTATGCAAAAAGCACCGTAGAAAGTTCGCCCCTGAACATTTGTTCGGCGAGACCATTTTCGTTTACATTGGAAAACTCGGTATTTGGTCTCGCCGTTTCAACCTACCAGTCGTGGAGTTCAAAGAAGGAGTGGAGATCGTCAACACAAGGACAAAGAAGAAACTCCTTACTTATCAAGATGTCATGAAGGATCTGGAGAAATACCCTATTGAGCGATCTTGCCGTGGTTGGAACTCTGGCCCAGCGTTTGAGTATTACATTCCTGAATGTTTTCCGCTTGGCTATGCAGTCAGCATCATGGCATTTATGGTTCGACTGGGGTCAAAACGCCAAGGCAATGCAACTCGTCGGCCCTTCGATCTCCTTTTCCTTGCAATAGCTCCTGATGTGGAGCAGTTGCAGCCACAAACTTTCAATGAATTTCTCGAGCATTTCTCGGGGGAAAAACGACAGAAGATGATAGATGCCGAAGAGTCTATAAACCAGGGCAATGGTCCGACGGTAAAGACGAAAGGCAAGTCTGTCTGCAAAATGAAAGGCTTCACAAAAGCTGAAAAATCTGTCTCCCACGAGCTTAACGCTTATGATGGCTTTGTAAAGAAGCCAACAGAGAAACCGCGTTTCATCTGCTGTCCCAGCCCAGAATTTCTAGCCGAAGTGGGGAGATACACCCACCCACAGTTGAAGTGGCTGGCAAGGACTTATACACATACCGACAGGATGTTTTACGCAGGGTGCGCCACACCCGATCAAATGAACGACTGGCTCGACATGACAATCAGAGAACTCCCTGACCCATTCACAATTGTTGACGACATTACTGCATGTGATTCGAATCACAGTGATCATTCTTTCCATTTTCATCGGAGAGTACGGCGTTTGCAATACCCCAACATGGATCCTTATATTGCCAAACTTTTTGACGCTGAAGAAAACATGAGCATCAGGGTTGGCCCTTACAAATGTCGTGTAAAAGATGTGAATGGATCCGGTGTCTCCGACACCTCTTACAAGAATTCCGCCCCATGCCTTTTTATAAGAGTGTTCGCAATAGCTCATGCTGTATTTGATCTTAAAGGAGTATCTGACTCCGAAGCCCTTGCCAGGTTTGAACTGATCAGACGCATGATATACACTTCAGCTTCAGGGGATGACGGAATCACACGATGTCCACGCATCATGTATGGAACAGATTTGAGCACACCAGCCGCACTGGCCCGCTATGAAGAATGGTGGGATATGTGCGGCTTTAAAGTGAAGGTGCTCACTTTTCCAGAACACCGCTGGAGAATGGCGACCTATTTGGCAATGAGGCCCGTTTGGGGAGGTGTTCGCTACGAATGGGCACCAGAACCATCTCGGCGTCTCAGGTCTCTTTTCTGGCAATTGGACAACAACATGCACCCAACAACCTGGGCACGGGGCGTAGCTCGCCAGGCGTATCAACAGGGGCGTCATTGTCCGATTCTCAGTGACATATGTGAGTGGTACCTGTCAATTACAACCGGTCCCACAGGGGAAGGCACCGATAAGTTTTATTCTCCTTTCAATCGCTATGTCACAGAGGGTGTCCGCAACGAGAGGGCTTACCAAGAGTTCTCGGTTGACTACAATATTCCTGTCGCCGATCTTTACCAGTTTCGCCAGCGTTTGGCGGCGGCTGGAAGCCCTTACATCAATATTTCATCTTTTGTAACTCGTCGCATCATGCAGGAGGAATCGTGATTTATATACTATACACATATTGGCAAGCACGGTTTTCCGTGGGGCTTGACGACCCCCCCTGCCCAGTCACAGCGGTTAAT